GCGCCAGAGTAATCTGCGCCACTTGCAATAAAAGCCCAATTTGTTAATGCGCCAACCTGTTTTGGTGAAGAATAATAAGTTGTATTACCAAGACCTAATGTGCCGCTTGTCCCTGCTCCCCAAGCATTTAAATAAGGGGAATACGTAGGTGGTGGCGGGGCTACAAGCGGGTTGAACGCTCCGTCCTGTAGCCAAGCTCCTGTGTAACGCAGGGACATCTTAGGCTCCCTCTTTCTTGGCAGCCCAACCAGCTCGAATAGCAGCAATCATTTTTTCTCTAGTTGCTGGGTCTTTCCATTGTTTTTTCTTTGACTCAGAAATATTCTTACGTTGCTCTTCTGTGCGCTTTAATCCAGTGCGAGATGCAACCATCTTTGCACGAGTTTCTGCTGTTACAGGACGATCTGCGTTGGTTGGGCGTTTTCCATACATTGGATGTGCTTTACCAGTTCTACCATAAGCGCCATTCTTTTCTCCAATTAAACCAAAGCCACCACGCCCGCCAGTAGAAAAGTTGTAACCCTTTGGAGATAATGTATTAAATGATTGAATTGCTTTTGCTTCCATTGAATAACAGTATTCTTGGGTTCCTTTGAGCAGGACATCCATTTTAAAGTTATTAATACCATGTTTGTGCATAGCGTATCTTACATAAGACTTTGATGTTTTTCTTTGTTCGGCATGAGTCTTAAATCTACGTTTAGGAGTTTTAGACACGCCTATATACTGCATACCATCCAAAAGATTGGTAATGCAATAAAGGTAAGCGATAGGCTGATTAACAGCCTGGATCATGTAATTGCCTCAAAAATCGCTGTGTAAGTCAAGGCAGATGCAGTGCCTGAAGTTACACCAACAGATTGATTCTCCGTAATATACAGATCAGTAGTTTTATCAACTACGATCAAAGAAGCGTTTGCTGGCACAGAGATCTGATAAGCCAAATATCCGATTACCGTAGCAGAGCCGAATGTAGCGTTGTTGCCTACACCGATTGTTGCCGCTGCTGCGGATGCCGTTGTGTTAGACACAATCAGTCCTGTAATTTTATTTACAGTATTGGCAGCTGGTGTTAAGCCAGTAAGCGTTGTTGCGCCGTCAAATGTCCAGCTAGTCGTTGCGGTTGTGCCTGATGGAACCACATAGGCTGTCTGCCCTTTGATTGTGGTTAGTGCTGCTATATTTGGATTTGCCATGATGTCTTCCTTAAAATCCTAATGTCATTGTAAGAGCAATTACTTTTGCTTGTGAAATACCTGCGCTAACCGTGTCCCAAGAAGCCACTGTACCGTTGGTAGTTAAATACTTACCAGACTGACCAGTTTGGCTTGGTAAAGCATCTACTGTTGCCCATGAGGTATCAGTACCGTTTGTAGTTAAATACTTACCAGTATTGCTAGTCTGGCTTGGTGCTAATGCGTTAAATGCTGTTGTTGCCGTTGTCTGCCCTGTGCCACCAGAACCTATAGGAAGTGCTGATCCTAAAGTTAACGAACTTAGGTAATTGGTTGCATCTACTACGTTAGTCCCGTTGTTATAAACAAACATAGACTTACCAGCGGCTACAGCAATACCTGTGCCTGATGTGTTCTTTACAGTAACAGCATCGGCTAACCCGTTGTTTATTAAGTATAATTTTTCAATCTGACAGCCTGAACCAAGGATTAACTGCCTTGCGCCACCAGAAGTACCTGTCAGGTTTAAACGCAGATTACGGGCTGTTTGCGCTGCGTTACTGTCTGTGAGGGTAACGGTTACGTCTGCACTTGAAAAGGCAACATCCGCTGATCCTGTAATTGCTTCACTTAGAGCAATAGAAAAGTTGTTGTTGGTCGTGGTTCCCCACGTACCTGTCTGGTCGCCTGTACCAATCAGCTCTATCTTTAGATCACTGTATGTAGATGCCATAATTTGTCCTTACTCAATAATATCATTTTATGCTGCTATTTCAACCCAGTTCGGGGTTTGATTATCGTTAATCGTAATCCAAACCGTTACTGAAGTCACGCTTGCCGTGCCGCTAACTCCAACTACAAAAACCTCAATTGAAGGTATTACAGTAACCGTTCCAACAGACCCTGTAGCTTGTAATCCTGTAACAGGAGTATTAGCCGATCCTGTTACAGAAACTGACCCTAAAACAACTGTGCCCGCAACTCCTGTAACTAAAACATTAGAACCCGCTTCTATAACTACGCTACCAACAAATCCTGTTACTTCTAGCCCTGTTACTGGAACATCTACATCTGCAATAACAGTAACCGTTCCTACAAAGCCTGTAGCTACAAACGATACGTTTCCTTCACCCCAGGCTGAATCACCCCAGCCCTGACTACCAAATCCGCCTAAAGGTACGGTGACATCACTCATGCTGCCGTCCTAATAATTGTCCAGTTTGGTGTTTGATTATCGTTAATTAGGCTCCAAATCAACACCGATCCAATCTGTCCTGTACATTGCACTCCTGTTACGTTAACACTAGCAGAAGCAGAAATTGTTACATTTCCTACGCTGGCTGTAGCCTGTACGCCAGTAACTAGGGCTTGAATACTAGGAATAACTACTACCGTCCCTACTGCCGCAGTTCCTGCTACGCCTACAACGTCTACAACCGCCGTTCCTGTTACAGATGCATTACCTTGCTGTACGGTTCCTGCAACCCCTGTTACAAGCACTTCTACGCTTGGTACAACGGTTACTGAACCTACTTCTCCCGTAGCAGAAAGACCTGAAACTGGAGCATTTGCTGCTGCTTCTACAGAGACTGATCCTTGTACTACCGTTCCTGCTACACCCGTTATAAGTACTAAAAGAGAACCATCAACAACTGCATCACCTATAGCGCCAGTGCCTTGTACGCCTGTTACAGCTACTGATACACCTGGTACAACAGTAACTTCACCTACAGATCCAGTACCAGAGACTCCTGTTACAGAGACTCCAATACCTTGCCCAACTGTTACGCTACCAACAATACCTGTACCGCTTACTGAAGTAACTCCAATACTAGAACCAGCATCAATAGCTACGCCTTCTATCTGTCCTGTACCGCTTACTCCAGTTACGCTAACAGCTGCTGAAGCAGTAACCGTTGCACTACCTAACTGCCCTGTTCCCGATACCCCTGTTAAGCTAACATTTACATCTTCAGTAGCATTTACAGTAACTACGCCTACATTTCCAGTGCCTACAACTCCACTAGGGGAGACCTCTACGTCAGTGTAGTCCTCGCCCCACGGTCCGCCACTCCACGCACCGCTTCCCCAGCCCGAATAAGTTGGCACCTAACCATCCCTAGGCTATACGAATAATTGCGTTGCTTGAGTCTGCCGTTGGGAAAACAATCGTAAATGTACCTGCGGTTGAAGTCTTAGCGCCGCCAAAGTCGAGTACGCAAACGGTTGGATCACCCGCTGCGGTGTCGTTATAGATCAATGCGCCAAACGCAGTAATCGTTGCCGAAGTAAACGACAGGTCATTAAAGTCAGTAAACGCTGTAGTACCTGTAGAAGTTGGGGTTACATTAGTCAATGTTCCGCCGCCCGCTGCATAAGTACCAGAGTTTGCTACTTCGTTGGTTACTGTGTACGCCGTTGTAGCCGCTGTAAATGAGGCTGAATTGTCGTACAAAGCCAGTTTAAACGTGTTACCTGTGCCGTTTGTAAAGTTATGTACCGCTTTCATTAGCTCTACTTTGAAGCTAGTACACATAAAATTCCCCGAAAACGCCATGATTTACTCCTCTAAAAGTTTAATTAATTCAGGATGACCAGCTTCCCGTAGCTTGTAGGCTAGTGTTACACGATCAAATTTTACCGCTTCATTCATATAAAAGACCAGCACTTCCCGAATATGATTACGAAAAGCAATCGCTTGCTCCCGAACCAAAGGATGGGACTGATCCCCTACCTGAATAATTTTATCTAATGCCCGTTCAGCAACCTCTGCAGGAGTAAACCCACCAAAGTCTTTGGTTGCCACTTGAATCCCGTTGGATTCACCTAATCCTTGTACGCTAATCATCTTACTGGATACCTCACTTGTCCACTTCTATAGGCGTCTTGACGCTCTTTTGCATCGCCTAATTGTTTGAGTTCTGCCATGGCTCTGCCATAACGTTCTTTGTATAAATTGACTGCATCGGCATCGGATTTCATAAAATTAGCAGCTTCTAATAATGCACCATATAACAGTACCGAATCAAAGTTCGTACCTAACCAAGACGTTCCAGCAGTCACAATAGACTCTGGATAGTAGAAATAGTGCAGTTCTGTAGCGTAGTTAGCGTCTGGGGTAGGTCCTAAAATAAAGGTGTTATCGTCAAATACAGCGTAATACTGAGGTTCCGCATAGAACGCAGCGTCCGTATCTGGGTAGGATTCACGGATAAAGTTAACATCTTTGTTCAATAGATATTTATACTCATTACCCGCATTAATCACCGCAATACTAAAAGTAGCCAGCCAGTCAGAAGGAGTCGCCAAGTACTTATTGCCACTCGTCATGTTACCTGTAACATTCTTACGAAAAGCAGGCATCTGCACCGTATTAAATATACTTTGCTCTGCCAACTGAACAAAACGGGCAATCTGCTCGGCAGACGTAAACGACCCAACTGTCGCTGGGAAGTCGTTCTCAGCAAAGCCTTTAATAGCAGAAGTTAACTGCGTGTAATTCATCCCATCTTCCCGCTAGACATACGACCTTTGGTTGCTGCACCAGCACCACGCATCTCAATCTTGCCGTATTGATTTACGGGTTTGCCGTTACCTTTACTAATTCCGTCAACAGAGATATTCATGTTAGCCATTTCTTGGGCGCCAGTCATGCCTTTAGAAGTCAGTCCTTTGGCAGAGATTGTCTTACCCTTCATAGTATGGGGAGGAGCATAGACTTTAGCGTCTCCAACTTCCTTACCCATTACCTTTTTAGAATAGTTAGGCATTATCGACCCCTTCCAGCGGATTTACGCATCATTCCTTGGTTCTGAACTTTTGCTAAATTACGTCCAATTTTCTTCATAACCATTTGATCTTTACCACCCATCTTTGGCTTTGCCTTCATACCCAAGACTGTAG